CGGCGACCAATACAACCTTATTGACCCGACTGAATTTCCTGTTGCTGAACAAATGCTTATGTTTTACGGCAAACAATTTAACGACGAAGTGCAAAAGAACTTGACTAAAAGCGGTTCAATTGCTTCAGGTAAAATTGGTGATTTGGTTGTACCAAAGGTTACAAAGTTTGGAAATAATTATGAAATGTGGCTTGGATATGACAAAGACAATCCGGCTTCAGTTTATTATAAGTTTATAAATAAAGGCGTTCGTGGTTATGGCGGGGAAAATGCAAGACCTAAAAAGGTTTCTTCAAATTCACCGTATGAATATAAAACACCATATCCAAATAAAAAAATGGCAACGTCAATTTTGCAATGGTACAGATTAGGCAAAGCAAAAACGACAAATGAAACACAGACAAAAAAGTTAAGTAAAACACAAAGAAAAAACAAAAAGCTTAAACAGGTTGTAAATAAAGCACCTTCATTAAAAACTTTGGCTTATGCTACGGCTGCGGCAATCAAAAGGGACGGTTTAAAAACAACGTCATATTTTGACAATGCAGTTAAGGCGGTATTTAATAAAGAATTCTTTGCAACAATGGCAACGGCTTTCGGCGGTGACGTTCAGCTTCAAATTAGACAAATAGGAAATAAAATAGAATCAAACAATGGCAATAACAGTAAATAGTGTACCGGCTACATATCCAAGTATGCACGAAGACCTTTGGTTTGTGGCTTCTTCAACAAACGTTGGGGTTACAAACTTTAAATTTGTGTATGACGTATATGTTAACGGTACACAGGTAAGCAGAAATAAAGTATTCCCTGCACCAAGTGGCGAAGGTAGTTACGGCGTATTTAACGCGTCACCAATGGTGCGCGCATACGTAACCAATTACTTTGAACCTTCAGGAAGCAGCGTTTTAGTTGCGTCAAATAATAAAATAAAGGTTGACTATCAAGTGCGTATTGGTGAAGAAGTAAGCGGTGCAGTTACTGCAAACTTGGCTTCAGGTTCTTATTCAGCATACAACTATTATGCACCTTTATTTGGGGATATATTCACAGAAAATGGCGACGTACCTTTGGTATTGTCTGACTATTATGACAATTTACTTATTGAGAATTATACGGACGATTGGTTATCTGACCGTGACAATGGGGATATACCTATTGAATACGGCGACCAATTCTTTATTACATTCTTAAAGATTACAGGCGGGACATATAAACTTTGGGTTCAGCCAACAAATGCAAACGGAACTTTGGGAACTGCGGTAAGTGGCGGAATTACAATGACCGGACAATTTAATTTGTTCAATTTTCAAGCTGCGGCAATCAATGCTTGGGCGGGTTCAACAATAATAACAGAAAATACATACGGTTACAATGTTTATATTTCACTTGGCGCAGGCACAACAAGGGTACTACAATTCAGGCAGGTATGTAACCCAAAGTACAGACAATATAACCTTCACTTTCTCAATAGACTTGGCGGATATGATACAATGGCATTCAGATTGGTTAACAAAAGAAGAAGCCAATTTGAACGGTCTTCATACAGACGTAACCCATATCAGTTATCAGGTAGTCAAATGAAGAATATTGATACGTACAACAAATACAATGAAACTACGTACAATTTTGCAATTCAACATACTGACTACTATATGTTGACTTCAGATTGGGTTAATGACCAAGATTATGCTTGGCTTGCTCAATTAATAGCGTCACCAATTGTTTATATGGAAGTACAGGGCGCATTTTTCCCTGTAACAATTAACAATACAAATTATCAATACAAATACAAAGTTGCTGATAAATTATTTAATTTTGATTTAGAAGTTGAAGTTGGTAAATATTTAAACAGTCAATTCAGATAATGATAAGAACAGAAATTTATATTGAAAATCAATTAGTCGATTTGTTGCAAGATATTGGGACAAACTTTACATATACAATTGACGACGTTAACGACTTTGGAAGTCGCAATACTTCGTTTAGCCGTACAATTTCAATTCCTGCAACGTCAAGAAACAATATAATATTAGGTTTTGCTTTTCAATTAGGTATGGCTTCAGAACACAATATGGAATTGCCTAACGTAAATACAAACTTTACGCCTTCACAGGCTGCTAAATGCGAAGTATTTATTGATAAAATACAGATATTTAAAGGCGTTATTCGCATACTTGAAATAGTTTCAAATAATAGTGCAACAGAATATCAATGCGCCGTGTTTGGTGAATTAGGCGGATTTATTACCGAATTAGGTAACAAACGTTTAGAAGACTTGGATTTTAGCGAATACAATCATACGTACAATGTTACTTCAATACAAAACAGTTGGGATTCAATTACAGGTTCAGGTTACTATTATCCATTGATTGATTATGGCAACGTGTCAACAAATAAAGATGATTTCAACGTAAAAGCTTTCAGACCTGCATTATATGCAAAAGAATATATTAAAAAGATATTTGAAGGCACTTCATATACTTTAAATTGCGACTTTTTTAATACAGATTTTTTTAAAAAGCTTATAATTCCAAATAATAGTCAGGGTATTCAGGGTACAAATGACCGCTTTATACTTGCAACTATTGCAGCAACTAAAACAATATTAAACAGTAACACACCAACCGCACGAAATATAAATGTACCTTTTGATTCTACAACTTTACTTTACTTTACAGAAAATGGTTCAAAAAGTATTTTTACTTATACTGATACTACAAAGACGGTTAGGGCATTAGCTACTATAACCGGAGTTTATCAAACAGACGCCGCTTCATCAATTACTGCAACTTTATACGTTGGCGGTATTGCAGTACAAACATTAACGCAAGCAACTATTTCAGCAAATAACCCTTATCAATTCAATTTTGATTATACGGGTAATATTTTAAATACAAATACAGTTTACATAAATATAAGCGTACCGGGTACTGCGAATACTTATATTGTAACAATAACAAATGCAAACTTTACTTTTACTCAATTAGCTGCGCAATTAACAACTGTTGCTTATAATGGTACTGTTTCAATTAATAACAATTTACCAAAAGGAATATTTCAAAAAGATTTCTTTTTAAGTATTGTTAAAATGTTTAATATGTACGTTTATCAGGATAATATAAACGACAAACAAATAAATATTGCACCTTATATTGATTTTTATTCTGACTTTGCAACTGATTCTTTGGATTGGTCACAAAAAATTGATATGAATTCAACGCTTTCTATAAAACCAATGTCACAATTGAATGCGCGTTATTATGCTTACAGATATTCTGACGATTCTGACTATTATAATGAAAACTACAAAAAGAAATATGGTCAAACATATGGTGATTTTTTATATGATTCACAATTTGATTTTGTAAAAGATACTGCATATTCTCAAATATTATTTGCACCAACTGTTTTAAAATTATATACAGGTCAAGATAAATACCAACCTGCAATATATAAATTGTCAAATTATAATACAACTGAAGATTCTATGGATTCAGTATTACGTATTTTAATGGCTAAAAAAATTACAGGTGTTTCGTCTTGGAAAATTCAAGATGACGCATTGACTACATTGGCAACATTAACTTCATATGGATATGCAGGACATTTAGATAGTCCAACAACGCCAACCGTTGACTTAAATTTTGGTGTACCAAAGGAATTGCAATTTCCTGCGTCAACTTACCCAACAAATAACTTATTTAATACATATCATTTGCCGTACATTTTAGAAATTACAGATATGGAATCAAAACTTTTGACGTGTCGTGCTTATTTAAATACGCTTGATATATATAATTTAGATTTCAGCAAATACATTTGGATAAATGGCGTATTATTTAGATTGAATAAAGTTGAATCATACGACCCTTTGGCATATAGAACGACACAAATTAGTTTACTTAAAGTAATAAACACGAATTAATGGCAACAGAAGAAATAATTGGTATAAAGGTCACCACAGATGCCGCACAGGCAACCGCAGACGTTCAGAAATTAGACAAAGCATTTACCGAAACTGACGATTCAGTAAAAAGTTTAAGAACCCAAATGAGGGAAGCGCAAGCACAGGTTGGTTTAATGGCTGATAAATTTGGTGCAACTTCAAAAGAAGCAGTAAACGCAGCAAAAAAAGCAGCAGAATTAAAAGACCGAATCGGTGACGCAAAAGCATTGACAGATGCGTTTAACCCCGACGCAAAGTTTAAGGCAGTCGCTTCTTCTTTGGCAGGTGTTGCCGGTGGATTTAGTGCGCTTCAGGGTGCAATGGCATTGTTTGGAAATGAAAATAAAGACGTTGAAAAAGCTTTATTAAAGGTAAATGCTGCAATGGCATTGTCGCAAGGTTTACAGGCAGTTGGTGAAAGCGTAGATTCATTTAGACAATTAGGTGCAGTAATTAAAAGTACAACAGTTTATCAAGAATTAAATAATGCTGCAACAAAAACGGCTGCGGTTGTGCAACGTGCTTTTGGTGTGGCAACAGTTGAAACAAGCACAGGTTTTAAAGTTTTAAAAGGTGCTATTGTTGCAACAGGAATAGGTGCATTGGTTATTTTATTGGGTGAAGTAATAAATAATTTTGATGCTATTTCTGATTGGATAAAGAAAAGTCCATTAGGTGCATTGGCAAAAGGCGTTGGTGAATTAGTTACACAATTTACAGATTTTATTGGTGTAACAAGCGAAGCAGAACGTAATTTAGTAAAATTATCGGCTGCCAATAAGCGTGGAAATGAAGACATTGAAAATAGAATTAAAGTATTAAAAGCGCAAGGCGGTTCTGAAAAAGAAATATACGATTTAGGGCAAAAAAGGGTTGAAAATGAATTAAGCACTTTACGTGAAAGCTTAAAAACAAAAGGTAAATTAACAGATGATGAAGCTAAACAATTCAGGGATTTAAAAACAGAACAATTAGTTTTAACGGCTGATTACAATAAAAAGACGGCTGACACAAATAAAAAAGCAGCAGAAGACGCAAAGAAAAAATTTGATGAAACAAATAAACAAGTTGTTGCAGATACAGAAAAAGCAAATGAATTATTGCTTAAAATGCAAAATGAAAAAGTCATTGCTGAATTAAAAACGCAAGAAGAAAAAGACCTTGCAGTATTAGCACAACAAGAAAAACAACAACTTGCAGAAGTTGACAAATTGAAGGTAAATGAAAAATTAAAAGGTGAATTAAAAGCTGCAATTATTGCAGATTATGACGCAAAAGAAACTGAATTAAAAGATAAACAAACAAAAGACAAAGCTGAAAAAGATGCTGAAAAATTAAAAGTTGAAAAAGATTTTAACAATAAAGTTTCTGAAATTAAAGCAAATGCAATTAAAGATGACGTTGAACGTGCAGAAGCACAAAGATTAGTTAAACTTGAAAAAGACCTTGCAGATTTAGATACAGACAAAGAATTTATTAAAAAATCTGTAACTGAACAAGCTGAAATTAAAAAAGCATTAATTGATGCGTCTGAATTAGAAGGGCAAAAGTCTAAAAATGAAATAGTTGCAAAAGGTTTACAAGATGAAATTGCTTTATTACAGGCACAACAAAAAGGTTTAAGTCAAGATTCAGAAGCATATTGGAAAAATGTAAATGAAATTGAAGACAAGTCATATCAGGCTAAACTTATTGCTGCAAAAGGAAACGCAAAAGAAATTGAAAAGATTGAAAAAGAACATTCATTAAATAAACAAGAAATTGCAAAACTTGAAAAAGAGGCACAATTACAAATAATAAAGCAACGTATAAATGATATACAAACTTTTGGAAGTAATTTACAAGTGATTGCAGGTAAAAATAAAAAATTAGCAATTGCAGGTTTATTAATTGAAAAGGGTGCTGCGGTTGCAGACGTTGTAATGAATACTGCAAAAGCAACTACAAAAGCAGTTGCAGCTTCACCTTTGACATTAGGTTTACCGTGGTCGGCTTTAATTATTGCCAATGGTGTTTTGCAATCTGTTGCAATTATCAAGTCAGCAATTGACGGTATTGCTGCAATTAATAGCGCAGGTAATTCAGCAGGTATTTCAGAAGGTTCAGAAATTGGTTCAGGTGGTGGTGTACCTTCAATTCCAAGTCCGGGCGGTGGTGGTGGTGCTATGCCTGATTTGGGTGGTGGTGATGGCGGCGGTGGTGCTGCACCTGATTTAGGTGGCGGTGGCGGAAGCACAGGCGGTGGTGGTGGTGGCGGAAATAATGCAATTCGTGCATACGTTGTTGAAAGTGATATTTCAGGTACACAAAAGCGCGTTCAGCAAATACAAGACCAAGCAAGATTTGAATAAACGATAAATTAAATAAAATAAACTATTTATGGGTATGAATACAGATTTACCAATATATATGTTGGACATAACTGACGACATTGAAGACGATTCACAGGTTGACTTCATTGCATTGGTTGACCGTCCTGCAATACAAAAGAATTGGAACGCATTTAATAAAACACAGAAATTTGAAATTGTTAATGAAGACCGTCGCATTATTTCGGGCGCTATTATGTTGGCTGATACGCCAATTTTTAGGTCTGACGCTACTTATGGCGACTACTATGTGGCTTTTAGTCGTGATACTATTCTTAAAATTGTACAAAAGTTTTTCAAAAAAGGATTCCAAAGCAATGTCAACTTAATGCACGATTCAAGCGCACAGTTTGAAAATGTAACATTATTTGAAAGCTTTATTTCTGACCCTTCACGTGGCATTATGCCAATGAAAGGATTTGAAGACGCGCCTGTTGGTTCTTGGTTTGGTTCAATGATTGTTGACAATGAAGAAGCTTGGCAAAAGGTCAAGAATGGCGAAATAATGGGTTTTAGTGTTGAAGGGTTATTTAATTACAAACCAAAGGAAGTAAATAAGGTTTCTTCAATGGTTGAACAGATTAAAAAAATATTGTCACAGGTTAAGTGATAAACATTTTATTTTTTAACTATATAATAAAAAAAGTATGAACGCACAGGAAGCGATTTTAAAAATCAAAGCTTTGTTTGATGAAAACATTGCTGCACCTGTTGAAGAAGTGAAGGCTGAACCAATTGTTGAAGAAACAAAGGTTGAAATGTCTGAATATTCTTTAATGGACGGCACAAAAGTTGAAATTTCAGCTTTGGAAATTGGCGGTTCAGTAACCATTGACGGCGCACCTGCACCCGCAGGCGAACACCAATTAATGGACGGGACTATGATTCAATTAGACGAAAACGGTATTATCATTGAACTTTCTTCAAAAGAAGAAGACGTAACACCGGAAGAAGTGGCTGCACCTGCACCTGAAGATATGGGTAAGGAAGCAGACAAAAAAATGCAAAATATGGCTGAAGAATTTGAAGCACAAATTGCTGAATTAAAAGCAGCAAAAGAAGTTTCAGACGCTAAGGTTGTAAATTTAGAAAACAAGGTTAAGCAAGGATTTGCACAGGTAGCTGAATTAATAGAAGCACTTTCAAATACACCAAGCGAAGACCCGATTTCAAGACCAAATTCTTTTAATTCTTATGTGCAAACAAAAGATATTAAAGAAGCAAGATTAGAAAAATATAGAAACGCAATTTTAAACATTAAAAATTAATAAAAAATGTCATTTTCAATTAGTTCATTAGCAAACTACACAAAAGAGAACGAAGCACAGTTAGTGACTTCTTCTGTTTTAGGTGCAAAAACTGCGGCTTTAATAAAAAGCGCAGGTAACGTTATGGTTGGTGTAAAATCAGCACAAACAATTAACGTTATGGATACAGATGCTTTCTTCCAAGCAGGTGGAACTTGCGGTTGGAACGCTTCAGGTACAACTTCTTTCACACAAAGAACTGTAACTATCGGAAAAATTAAAGTTCAAGAAGCTTTATGTCCAAAAACTTTGGAATCTAAGTATTTACAAAAAGCATTGCCAACAGGTTCTGTTTACGATTCTATTCCTTTTGAGCAAGATTTCACAGACAAAAAAGCAAAAACAATTGCTTCGCAATTAGAAACTGCAATTTGGCAAGGTGATACTGCTTCAGGTAGTGGTAACTTAAATAAGTTTGACGGTTTAATTAAATTAATCGGTGCTGCAAGTGGTGTTGTTGACGCAAATACTTCAACTTACATTAGTGGTGCGCCTTTAAGTTCAATTACTGCTGCTAACGTTATCAGTTTATTTGACGGTGTTTACAAAGCAATCCCTGCAAAAGTTGTATCTTATGACGATATGGTTATTTTCTGTGGTGTTGACACTTTCAGAACTTACACTATTGCATTAAAGAATGCAAATATGTTCTCATACGCATTTGACGGAAAAGCTGATTCTGAGTTTGTATTACCGGGTACTTCAATCAAAGTTATTGCAGTAAATGGTTTAAATGGTACAAATGATGTTTATGCAATGCGTTTAAGCAATATGTTCTTAGGTACAGATTTATTGAACGAAGAAGAAAAGTTTGATATCTTCTTTGCAAAAGAAGCTGACGAAGTTCGTTTTGCTGCGGAATTCAAAATGGGTGTGAACGTTGCATTCCCTGATGAGATTGTAAAGGTAGTAATCTAATTATAATGGGGGTGAAATATCCCCCCTATTTTATAAAATTTAAAATTTAACATTATGCCGTGCGCATTAACTCAAGGATATACTTTAGATTGTCGCGATAGTTTAGGCGGAATCGTTGAAGTTTACTTTACTGAAGCTGCAAACGTAACAACAACAACCGAAGCAAGTGGTGTAATTACCGCTTTGACTAAGGCTGCGGGAAAACGTTTTTGGAAATATGCTTTAGTAAAAGATACTTCAATGTTTAACCAAACATTAAACGCTTCTGTACAAAACGGAACTGTTTTTTATGCGCAAGAACTTCAGATTATCCTTAACAAATTACAGACCAATACAAGAAATGAATTATTGTTATTGGCACAAAATAGTTTAGTTGCAGTCGCAAAAGATAGCAACGGAATTTATTGGTATTTAGGAAAAACACGTGGTATTGATATGACTGCAAATGCAGCTTCAACAGGTACTGCGCAAGGTGACAGAAGTGGTTTCACTTTAACTTTCACAGGTTCTGAACCTGCTTTAGCGCCAAGTGTAACTTCAACTGTTTATAATGCGTTGGAAACACCGGGTGCTTAAAACTTTGTTTTTCATAGGTTTATAGGTTTGCCGCCGGTCATTAATTTGGTCGGCGGTTTTTTTTGTTCTGTCTTTTTACTTGTTCACGGGCGGTGAACGTTCACGAATACGTGAACATAAAGTAAGGGTATAACTTGACTTTTGTTATAACATAGTAAAGTTATAACTTGACAAAATCAGTAGTAATACTGCGACAATTACGGAAGTTATAAACACTTATTCGTACCATAAAATGTCATAAAACGCACTTTTTGATACGTATTTGTACCATATAAGTCATATTTATACTTAATGTGCAACAAATTACAATTTTGGCTATTTACCTATATGATTAGGTTCACGAAAGGACAGACACAAAATATTATACTTACTTTAACTGAAAAGCAGTTATTGACAAACCCAAATTACCTATTTGTCTTTAAAAATAGAAGCGCAAATACAGAAATAAAGTTTGTTAAATTAAATGCCACAGACGTAAGTTTGTACAAAGATAGGTACAATGAATTTAGCATTGTAACGAACACAAATTTTGGTTCTTCTTTAAATGGACAATATGTATATCAGGTTTACGAACAAGCAAGTACGTCAAATACCAACCCAACCGGATTGAATTTATTAGAAACGGGGATAATGGAATTAGTCGGAACGCCGTTTGAATTTACTGAATATTCAACAACAGACACATACACAATTAGACAATAATGGATTTACGCGTATTATCATTTGCAGAAGCACGTCAACCTGAATTTAAGGAAAAAAAGGGTGAAGGATATATTCAGTATGGCGACCGTAACGATTACCCAATTTATTTGGTTGAATTATTTAATAAGTCAGCTAAACACAATGCCATTGTAAAAAGCAAGGTGCATTATATTACAGGTAACGGTTGGAAGGGAAGCGACCAAGCTGAAACATTTATTCAGAAGGTTAATAGAATGGAATCTTTGGACGATTTGACCCGTAAGGTTTCATTGGACACAGAATTGTTTGGTGGCTATTATTTAGAAATTATTTGGTCAGTTACAAACCAATTGGCTGAAATATGGCATTTAGATTATACAAAAGTTCGTACAAATAAAGACAATACGCAGTTTTGGTATAAAGAAGATTGGACAGATAGAACTGAAAAAGCTTTAATATACACGGCATTCAATCCAAACAACCCAACAGGTAAGCAAATTCTTTATGTTAAGGAATACCGCCCAAATATGGGTATTTATAGTTTACCGGGTTATTTTGGTGCTTTAAATTATATTGAATCAGACATTGAAATTTCCAAGCACGTTTTAGGAAACGCACAAACAGGATTTAGCGCAAGTAAATTAATTACTTTGCCAAATGGCGAACCTTCAGACGAAGAAAAGCGTAATATTGAAAAGCGTTTCACAAATAGATTTAGCGGGTCAGACGGTAAGAAGTTCATTTTGGCTTTTGTTAACGATAGCGCAAGAAAGCCAATTGTTGACGATTTAGGCGCGTCGGATATTACCAAAGAAGACTTTGGACGTGTGGACACATTAATACAAACTAATATATTTAGCGGTCACCAAATTACAACGCCTTCAATATTCGGTATTGCTGAAGCGGGTAAATTGGGCGCACGTTCTGAAATGCGCGACGGTTACGAAATATTTAAAAATACTTACGTTAATAGTAAGCAAATGCACCTTGAAGGTGTATTTAATATGCTTGCGAAATATCGTGGTGTTGTTGACCCTGAATTAAGTATTATTCCAACTGAACCAATTGGCTTTGAATTTACTGAAAACTTATTAAAAGAAATTGCACCAAAGGAATGGTTATTAGAAAAAGCAGGTATTGATATTACCAAATATCAAACAGTTGCACCTGTGGCACAACAAGCAGCATTTGCAGACGATTTTAGCGCATTTTATGATTTTGGCGAAGCAAAGGACGGTTTCAATGTTTGGAAGCAAAAAACACGCTTTAATGACGATTCTGAATACCAAATGTTTGCAGACGTAAGCCAATTACAGGCAAACGTGCTTGATTTGATTGCAAAAGACAAAAGGGTAACGCCTGAAGTATTGGCAACAACGCTTGACCAAAATGTTGACACTATTTCATTGGTTATAAAAGATTTAATTGACAAAGGGTATATTAATTCAAATGAATATACAATTGGCGAAGGAATTGACGGAAATACAATAATTGAACATACTTTAACAGAACCAATTGGCGATATTTTAACAAAAATTCAGCCACAAACAAAGGAATTGTTAATTCGTTATTCTTATGAATGGAAAACAGGTTTTTCAAATAAGGATAAAAAAACAAGCCGTCCATTTTGTGTTGCTTTATTAGACGCAAATAAAATGTATTCACGTTCTGAAATTGAATCAATAAGCGCACGTTTAGGATATTCAGTTTGGGATAGGAAGGGCGGTTGGTACACAGTACCGGGAACGAACGAACACGAAGCAAGTTGCCGCCACCAATGGGTTTCAAACATAGTAACAAGAAAATAGAATGAGCAAAAACACATTATTTATATCAGTACAGACAATTAAGGATAGAACAGGGTTACACGCTAACGTGGACGAAAAATTGGTTTTGCCTGAAATTAAGACCGCGCAGGATATGTATATTTTGCCGGCTTTGGGTTCAGCATTGTACAATGAATTACAAGCTGCGGTTGTTGCGAATACTTTTACGGGTTTGCAGACAACTTTATTGGACGATTACCTTGTTGACTGTTTAGTTTATTTTGTTATGTCTGAACTTCCAATGGGTTTATCATATCAATTCTATAATAAGGGATTGCTAAGAAAAACAGGGGAAAATCAAGATAGTCCGTCAATGCAAGATATGATTGACGTGGCAAATAGATACCGCGCACGCGCTGAATTCTATAAACAAAGACTTATAAAATACTTAAAACAAAACAATGCTTCATATCCAAGTTACTTAAACTTTGGTTCAGGCATTGATTCAATAAGACCGGATAACGAAGGGTATTCTGTTTCAATGTATTTAGGGGATAGCACGTATTATGACGACGAACGAAATAGAAAAAGTTTAGAAGACCGTTATCAGGGAAACATTGGTTGTTGTTAAAATATGAGTAAACAAGTAACTATTAAAAACCAAAATAAGCTGAAAGTTTATTTGGAAAAAGCAAAAAAGAATGACATTAAACCAAATAGTCAAAGAACTAACGACGATAGGAAACCAACACGAACAAATTGATTTTGTTTATTTTGGGGACGTTTGGGAACGTATAAGCAATGGCGAAGTGACCTATCCTGCAATGTTTTTTACATTGACAGGTGCAAGTTATGGCGCAAAAGAAATTGGTTTTTCATTTAGTCTGTATTTTATGGACAGAATGTTAAACGAAGAAACAAACGAAACGGAAGTTTTATCGGATATGACACAGGTTGCCGGCGACATAGTTGCACAATTACGTTTTCCAACAGATTATCAAAAAGTGACTTGGACATTGAATCAAAATTTACCAATTACCTTTTACACAGAAAGCGACCCTGATTATTTAGCAGGTGTAAAATTAGACGTGACATTGACAGTACCATTTATTAACAACAGGTGTGAAGTACCTTCAAATTATACTTTTTAATGGAATCAAAAAAAATTAATCAATTAGCGACAGAACTTGCGCCTGATTTAACAGATTTAACAATTATAGGCGACCCAATAACAGGTATAAGTAAAAAAATTACGCTTTCACAAATGGCGTCTTTATTTACGGGTACAGTTGAGGAATACGAAAATAAAGCAGCATTCCCTTTGGTTGGCGTTGCTGACACAATTTACGTTGCATTAGATACAAACGTAATTTGGCGTTGGAATACAGGGACAAGTGCATACGTTGAACTTTCACCTAACATTATCAATTCATTGGTATTTGGTGATGGAAGCGGATTTGACGGTACAATTAGTTTAGTTGGTTCAGTTGCAACATTAACAATTACAACTGCATTAACAACCGGTTCAGTTGGTTTTATAGGTGCTTCAGGTGCTTTATTAGAAGACAATACAAACTTTTTTTGGAATAATACTAATAAACGATTAGGTATTGGCACAAATACACCGGGTGCAAAATTAGACATACACGGTACAGGTACAATTGTACAAATAAACGGGACTACAACAAACAATGCTTTTATATCTTTTCAAAATGCAGGTGTAAACAAATGGACTATTGGAAATGTACAGGCAGACCATAGATTTAGAATTTATAGTGAAGCAAATTCAACAGAATTAGTTTCAGTTTTACAAACAGGGGAATTTGGAATTGGTATTGCAAACCCTTTAACAAAGTTTCATATTTTTGGCGGTGCTTCAGCATTGATTGCAAATTTAGACGCAAACGTTTCTGTTGCAAAATCAATTAGTTATCGTTCAGGTAATAGTTCAAGAATAAACTTAGAAGTTTCAGGTACAGAATCAGGCACAAACGCAGGAATGGATTTCTTTTTAAGAACTTATGCAGATGCAGGTTCTTTATTAGAAACACCTTTTTCAATAGTTCGTTCAACAGGCGTAACAACAATAAAAAGTTTAACACTTACAAATGCTTTGTCAATTTTAAATGGTGGTACAGGTTCAACTACTAAGAATTTTGTTGATTTAACAACTGCTCAAACAGTAGCAGGAATTAAAACATTTAGTTCTAAGTTTTTAGTTTCTACTTCTGTTGCAGATTATGCAACATATATTTTACAAACAGGTGGAGTAGATGCAACTTATGGTGGTTTAAAAGTTGAAACATCTTCAACATCTGCAAAAGTATTATCATTATATAATGCAGGTTCTGAATTAATGTTTTTAAGAGGTGACGGAGTTTCTCAATTTAATGGACAAATGAATGGTACAAGTGCTATATTTAGTGGTGGTGTTCAAGCTGCAAATATGTCTATTGGTATTGCATTACAAACTGATAAATTATTTATTTATAATGCAAGTGGAACTAATACAGGATTAACTATTCAACAAGACGGAACAGGTGATATATTTAGAGCTAATGGTAATAGTGGTACAAATAGATTTAGCATTACTCAAGCAGGTGTTGCTACATTCTCAAATAGTATAACTTCTACTCAATTAATTACAAAATCAGGTTCAGGTGCAGCAGCTTTATTTTTAAAAGACGGTAGTGCAGTTAATAAATGGGAAATAGGTCATATATCTAATGCGCTTTATTTTTATAGTTATACTTCCAATAGTGAGGTATTACGTTTATCAAGTAGTGGAGCATTAATTGTAAAAAGCAATGACGGTTCTGAAACAATGTCTGTTTATACAAATATATCAAGTACTAACTTTGCATTTTCAATTGGTGGTTCAGGTTCTATTAATGGTATTGCAACAGGAGCAAGTTCAGCAGCAACTATAATGAGAATGAACAAGGATTCAGGAAGTGGTCGTTCTTTAAATGCAGCAGGTTCTTTAAATGCTTCAGGGGCTGACTATGCAGAATATATATTAAAAGCAGTTAATGATATTATCTATAAGGGCGATATTTGCGGAATAAATGCTAATGGGCAATTAACAAATATATATTCAGATTCAGTATCATTCGTTGTAAAATCAACTAACCCTTCTTATGTTGGAAATGATATTTGGGGAAATGAAGATATAGTTGGTAAAATGCCAATGGAAGAAGATTATGAAGATAAAGAACAATATGTATTAGACCTAACAAAATTTAAAGCAAAAGTTGAAGTTGAAAGAACAAAAGTAGATAGAGTTGCTTTTTCAGGTCAAGTACCTTGTAATATATTAAATACAAATGTTGGCGATTATATTATTCCAATTAAACAATCAAATGGTAAAATTGCAGGTAAAGCAGTTCAAAATCCAACTTTAGAAGAATATCAAATTTCAGTTGGTAAGGTTTGGAAAATAATGGAAGACGGTCGCGCTTGGATAGCAGTAAAAATAGGATAATATGACAATATTTTTAACTATAGTATTTTTAGTTCACTTAATTAGTTGGGTTTTATATCAAAAATATCAATTTAAAGAACGTGATTTATTTGCAAGTAAGCCGCAAGAATCATACCAACAAAATAAGAAATGGCATTTTTGGAAGGGTATAAACCATTTGTCAGTTTATGTTTTGGTTTGGTCACTATATGATTTTTGGTCAATGTTTTTATTTGCAACTGCTTTTTGGTTTGGCTTTGACATTCTTTGCAATGTTATTATTTTAAAAAGACCTGCATTTTATGTAGGGGTAACCGCAGAAACAGACAAGTTTATTAGAAAGGTCGCTGAATTTATAAAAATAAAACCTGAATATACTTCGGCATTGATAAAAGTATTAATTTTACTAATATTAATCATTATAAAATAAAACTATGAAAAAGTACAAAGACCTATTGGAATTAGTAAACAATCTAAACCAAGCAATCGTTAATCAGCAGGTAAAAGGTGAAAACACAAAAGTTTCACAAAAACTTGGTAAACTTGCTAAAAAACTTGAAAAACATTTAAACGATTACAACGAACAAGTTGAAGAAATCAGAATTGACAATGCTTCAACCGACGACAAAGGTATTATTTTAAAAGATGAAAAAGGCGGTTATAAGTTTAGTAAAGACGGGTTGAAAAAACTATTAAACCAAATTAAAGCATTAGGCGAAAAACAATTTAATTACGAAGCAATACACGTTGTAAACCCCGCAGATTTAGAAGAATTTTCTTTTCTTAGCGAATGGCTTACAAATGTTGAATTTATAAAAGAAGAAGAACTATAATATGACACCGCATAGCAATCAAGCCGACATAGGCACAGGAATAAGCGTTTTAAGCGCTATTGTAAGTATTTCAACAATTCAACCGGTTGTCACATTATTTGCCGGTTTGATTGCTATCGTTTCAGGTATAATGGCGATTCGTTATTACTACAATGCAACCAAAAAAGTAAAAAATGACTAAAAATATAGGCATTGCAATTTTATTGGTTGTTGTTGCTTTATTTTTATTTACAAAACCTTCGTATAAAGGTGATTCTGTAACCATTTTACGTGATACAGTTTACCAACAGAAAACTTTTACCCAATTTAAAAAGGGAAAAGATATACATTCATATATCATTAAGACAGATTCCGTACAGATTCCTGTACACGATACAATCCGCATTTTATCCGATTATAACCGCAAATATGCGTATTCAGATACGATTCGTTTTGATACGAATAGTGTCATATATATTCAGGACACAATAAGTCAAAATAAGATTACAGGACGTTCGGTTGGGTTAAATATTGCTGAAAAAACTATATATGTTACAAAGATAATACAACCAAAAGACAGAACTGCCATTTATTTCGGCTTTTTAGGCGATTTAAGACAGGATAACAGACAACTTGGTGTTGGTGTTGGCATAGCAATTAAAACGGCTAAAAAAGGCATTATAAATGCAAATGCAACAACTAACGGTTATTCTTTGGGATATTATTTAAAATTCTAATATGCGTCAATTCTTTACAGAAGATAACAACCGTTTAAGTATGAAAAGACTTTGCGGGTTTTTATGTACTATTTCCCTTTGTGCTAAATTGATACATACACCAACAGAAGCATTGGTTTACACCGTTGGTGCTTTGGCAGGTGCGGCTTTTGGTTATACAATGGCTGAAAAAATATTTAAAAAGGACTAAGAATGAAGGACGAAAAAACACTTGAACGTATTAAATTACTTCACCCTAAATTAAGGGACGAAGCAACTGAAATGTACGACGAAATTATTGCTGCGCTTACAGGAAATGCAGCGTGTCGTTTTGCTTACACATTAAGAACATTCGCAGAACAGGACGGATTGTATGCGCAAGGGCGTTCTAAGCCGGGCGCAATTGTAACAAATGCAAAAGGCGGTCAATCATATCATAACTATGGTTTGGCAATAGATATTGTTTTATTGTTGGATACAGATAAAAACGGTAGCTTTGAAACTGCAAGTTGGGATACCAAAACAGATTTTGACAAAGACGGAAAATCAGATTGGATTGAAATTGTCAATATTTTTAAAAGGTACGGTTATGAATGGGGTGGCGATTGGAAGTTTACAGATTTACCACACTTTCAAAAAACATTCGGAAAATCAATAAAAGAATTGCAATCATTGCATTCACAAAATAAAGTTGACAAAAACGGATTCGTACTAATTTAAACCAAATATGACAAAAATAAACCTAAAAACAAAACGCCGCAGACTATTTTTTGACATTGAAACTTCACCAAACATTGGTCTATTTTGGGAAGCAGGCTATAAAAAGAATATTGATTATTCAAACATAATTCAAGAACGTGCTATTATTTGTATCTGTTATAAGTGGGAAGATGAAAAAGAAGTTTATGCGCTTAATTGGGACGCAAAGCAGAATGATAAACGAATGCTTGAACAGTTTATTGAAGTTGCAAATATGTCTAACGAAATGGTCGGTCACAATGGGGACAAATTTGACTTGGCTTGGATACGAACAAGGTGTTTGTTTCACGGTATATCAATGTTTCCTAAATATACAACCATTGATACGTTAAAAGTTGCCCGTCAAAAGTTTAGATTTAATTCTAATAGGTTGAATTACATAGCCGATTTTTTAGGTTTAGGTCAGAAAATTAAAACAGAATACAGTCTTTGGAAGGATATACTTTTGCGCAAAGACAAAGTTGCAATGGAAGCAATGATAAAATATTGCAAAAAAGACGTTGTTTTGCTTGAAAAAGTTTTTAAATTGTTAAACAATCATATTGAATCAAAAACGCATTATGGCGTTATATTTGGTGAAGATAGGGGAACGTGTCCCGAATGTGGGTCAGACGATTTGACAAAAAACAATAAGGTCGTAACTGCAACAGGGTTAACCCGTATTCAATACAAGTGCAAAACTTGTAATAAATATCATTCTAAAACCGACAAATAAATGAGCAAAATCCTATATACTATTATTGACGATTTATTGGCGCGTGAAGACAAAGGAATAAAAGAATACGGCAAAACAATGGACAGAATGGATTTGACCGAAATGGATTGGTTGCAGAACGCCTATGAAGAAGCTTTGGATTTAAGCATTTACTTAAAAAAACTTATAAATATTAAAAACAATGAAAATGCCAAAAGGTTTTAATAAATGGACACTTCAGCAACAAGAAGAATTTTTTATTAAAAGACTGCAAGAATTATACGCAATTGAAAGCGATATGAAAAGGAATTTGGCAAAGATACGCGGGGGAAATAGACTTAATTTTAGTGAAATAGAACGTCCGGACGAAATTGCTTTAAAAGGTTTATAATGGAAGAACAAAAACCAAATACCGAACCCGAAGTTTCTGAAGAAGCCATTGAATGGGAAGAAGCGGAAGCGACCACACGTGGTGATTTAATAAGCTGCGCATATTACGCATATAGTACAGTTGAAGATATTGATTTGACGTTGCTTTCAAGAATAGAAGCAAACAAAATACGTCGCATTAGAAGACAATCATTAGACATTATTGCCGAAGTTATTGGCGAAATGCACGCCGAAATATTTGATTTAGGCGAAGAAGAATAACCATTTATCAGTTTATTTTACCGTTTATCCATATATTTTTTGGATTGTATTGTGCATATTGTGTATATTTGTGTTAACAAAACCAAATAATAATGACAATTACAAACGAAACAATTGGCGAATTGTATTTAAGAAACACAAACCGCGCCGCAGATTATGCAGGTGCTTTGGGGTTCAGTCGTGGAACTTTAAATTTAATTTTAAAGTATGTCAAAGAAAATGACATTGAACGTATTGAAAGCCTTGCGCACGAAGCATTAGAAGAAATTGAAAACGTATTTATTAAACATCAAATAAATTCAAAATGAATCATTTACACGAATTGGACAAACTTCGTAACAATGTTAGTTACTGCGAATGGCTTTTTGATATTAGCACCGCATCAAATGCACGTAAAAGGTTGGAAATGGTAAAAAATGCACGTCAAGATTTAAAGGAATTTAAAGCAAAGTATTTCCCGCATTTATTAGTTCAGCCAAAAAGCAATTTTCCAAAAGAACCTTTTGTGCCTATGTCAACTTGGTCAGAAAAATTTGAAGAATACGGAGATATGTATTAAATTTATAAACCTAAAACAAACCTATGAAATTAGTAAAAATTCAGGCGGAATTAAAAGCGCCCAAAGGACAATTAAACAAATTCGGCAATTACCGTTACCGCAGCGCCGAAGATATTATTGAAGCGGTAAAACCAATACTGCACAAAAACGGTTGCGCGCTAATTATAACCGACGAAATTGTGCAGGTTGCTGACCGTGTTTATGTAAAAGCGACGGCGGCAATATTTGACCAAGACAATATTGACTTTCAATTTACTGCGCACGGTTGGGCGCGTGAAGAAGAAGTAAAAAAAGGAATGGACGCCGCACAAATAACAGGGTCAGCTTCTTCGTATGCCCGCAAATATGCGCTAAACGGACTGTTTGCAATTGATGATACCAAAGACGCAGACGCAACAAACGAACACAAAGACGAAGTCGGGAATGACAAACGTTTATATTTGTTAACTTTGTTGGAATCCACGACATACGACGAACAGGCAAAAGAAAAGTTGGCTATTCGTATTGAAGCATTAACAACAAAAGAATCATACGACAAAGCTTTATTAAACCTGCAATTAAACCAAATACAGGACAAAGACCGTATTGCAATGGGTATGAATTACAATCAAACAGACATTAAAAAAACAACAAAAACAAAATAATGCGCGAATATACCATTGAAGAATTAACGAGCAAAGCGGAACGAATGTTGGACTTTTTACAGAAGCCTTTGCCTAAAAACGACACGCCTGATTATCACGATTCATTAATTAAACGTTTAGATACTTTAAATATTGCAATGACACAATCAGGTGAATACAGAACCGCCGCAGAATATAAAATTGAATGCGTTATTGACGGGGAAATTGGCGACAAAATCGGTGAAATAATGGACGGCAAACTTGCAACGTCAACTGTCAATATGTGGATAAAAAGCAAGGCGCGTGAATGGTCAAGATTGAAGAACGCATTTGACAGAATAAATGCTTCTTCAGTTCATCAAATAGACGCAATTCGTTCAATTCTTAGTTGGGAAAAAGCCAAAATAAACCTTTAAAAAATGAATCAAGAAACCTATCAAGATTACGAAAATGGAATGCAAAATTTGCTTCCAATGGAACGTCAAATGTTATTAGCAAAAGTTTACCATTATTGTTGGTATTCACCCGAAGCTTATCAGGAATTAAGCGCATACCTTGCAAAATGGGAAAATGAATGTGAATTTAAAGCAGTATTTTTTAATCAGGAATCAGAAGATTCCACAAACCAAATATAAAATGTCAGAAGTAAAAAAAGAATCAATCGGTGCTTGGAAACGTACAACACCAAAAGGCGAAGTAATTAATTTCACAATAAACGGTCAACGTTATAATATGTGGGTAAATGGTTATAAAGACAAACCTGCGCAACCTGACTTCAAAATATATGAAGACAATTATGTTGCACCAACAGAAACAAAACCACAGTCAAAAACGGATTTTAAACCATTGTCAGAAGACGATTTATTTTAATTATGAATGAAGAACTTAAAAACGAATTGGTGCAATGTTATAAAAACAGTTTATCAAGCTTAAAAATGATTCATAAAACGTTAGTAAGTGCGAAAGTTATAACAGAAGATTTTGCAGTTAGTAAAGGCGCAACAGACATTAAACCGCACAGATTGATTGAATTAGTACAGGACGTATTTGAAGCAGACGTTTTGGCTAAGAATAGGAAACAAGGTACAATCTTTGCGCGTAAGGCAAGCGCATATATTTTAAGGAAATTTACACAATTGTCTTTGAACGAAATTGCACCTTTAATTGGGGTCGGTGACCATACAACAGTTATTTACAATATTCAAACTGCTTCAGATTTAATTGACACAGAAGATTGGTACAAAGAAAAAATTGACCAAATTGAAGAAGATATTGAAAGTTTTAATAACTTTGTAAGGAAATAAGTAAATGCGTTATGCAACAACGCAGTATTAAATATATTGGGTCAAGGGTTTTACAGGTAGTTGCATTGCCTGTTTGCCTGCGACCCTTTTTTTATTATGGCAATATTTAGAAAAATACACGTCAGCTTTTGGAAGGACGAATTCATTGAAAGTCTGACACCTGAACAGAAGTTTTTTTATTTGTATTTAATGACAAATGACCGGACAACGCAATGCGGCATTTATGAAATTACAATAAAACAAATGTGTTATGATACCGGGTATAATGAAGACACAATAAAAAAGCTAATTGAATTATTTACAAAATGTGGCAAAATTCAGTATTCTTTGGCAACAAAAGAAATTGCAATGAAGAATTGGCTGAAATACAATGATTCAACTTCACCAAAGGTAAAATCCTGTATAAACAAAGAACTTCTGAAGGTAAAAGATAGAGTATTGATACAGTATGCATACAGTATGGATACACATACGCAAGAAGAAGAAGAAGAAGAACAAGAAGAAGAAGAAGAACAAGAAAAAGAACAAATTGATAATAAAATTTTGTTTTTAGATAAAATTGAACCTTTTAAGGGTTTATTGGGGGAATCATACCAAGAATTTATTGATTATTGGTGCGAATCTTCAAAAAGTGGTAAATTGCGTTACCAAGCAGAAAAATTTTTTGACGTAAAACGCCGGGTTAATACTTGGCTTCAAAACAAATTAAAGTATGGAAATACAAAAAATACTGACCCAACCGCTTCAAGTCGCAAAAGAATGCAAGACTTACAAAATTGGGTTAATAGCTAATGAAGACCTGCCAATTATTGAAGCTTTTAAAGGCGACAAATTAAACTTGGCTTCACCTGTAATTATAAGGGAAAATTTAGCCTATATTTTTACATTAATAGGTTTAACCCGTTTACCTGACAAAATGGAATTGGAAGTTATTGAAGACTATATTCGTACAACATATCCGTATTTTACGGTGCAGGAAATGCGAATTGCTTTTAAAATGGCAGTTCAAGGTCGTTTTGAGTGCAATACAGACCATTACGAAAAGTTTTCACCAAAGTATATATCCCAAATAATGAACGCCTACAAAGCCAAAGCAAACGAAATACGTAAGAATTTACCGCCGCCACCTGAAACACCTGTGAAACAATTAACAGACGAAGAAATTGTTGAATTTACAAAAAACGATTGGCTGACAGGTAAGCGTCAAGACTTCAACCGTGTTTTTAATGCTGACAAAGTATTTTCAATTCTTTTAAGACAGGGTAAATTGAAATTTACACCTGAACAGATATTGGAAACAATTAAGGTTGTACGTGAAGACAACTTATACAGACTTAACCGGTTGAATCCATTAGAAGCCAAAGAGTTTACAAAAAGGGTTAAAAATGAAGACTTTATTGAATCACAATGTAAAAAATTAGCATTAGTCAAATATTTTGAAAATTTATCAAATTAAATATACCAACTACGGAACTTTGAAATATTGTTATACAGACAATTTTATTGACTTTTATGCCAATTATCCTGAAGTAAAAACCAAAGAAAACCGATTACTATTTACAAAATCATTTTATGAAAAAGTGCAACAGGTGCAAAAAGAACTTGGATTGGGACAAATTCAGGAAGGACAAACGTAACCTTGACGGGTATTATGGTTATTGCAGAATATGCAGTAAAGAAAAAACCGAAATATATAAAAACAAAATTAAAGAAGGTACAATAAAAGCATTTTAAATGGACATATCCGCAAACGACCTTACAAAATGGGCGAAGACAAACCTTGAATTAATTGGTTGGCGTTTAAATAGGGTTAACAATATACCATTTGCAAAACGAAAAGGTACAGTTCAAAAAGGTTGGGCGGACTTACAAGGTTATACTGAAAAAGGTGTTTATATAGCGGTTGAAGTTAAAAAGATAGGTGACAAATTAAGCAAAGAACAAAGGGAACGATTAAAAGATATTTTTGAATGTGGGGGGATTGTCTATATTTGTACTGAAGTAGAAAACAAACCTGCTTTAATTGAATGGTCAAAAATAAAATTTTAGCTGAATTTTGGGACTTAAAAGAAGTCAACGAAGCATTTGGCAAAATGCAACCTGAAGAATTGCGGTATGACCTGAAGGCAGAAGTTTTTTTAGTTCTTTGTGAAATGGACGAACAAAAGTTAATTGGACTGTACGAACGAAACGAATTAAGATTTTATATTGTACGTACAATGCTGAATATGATTAAAAGCGACAGAAGTACATTTTATAAAAATTACAGAAACCATATTGAATTTGTGGCGGCTGATTTGAACAGGGAAATTAAACGTATAAATGACGAACCAACAGATTTGGTTGACAAATTAGAAAAGAATTTGGAAGGTTTACATTGGTACAATAAGGAAATATTAAAACTATATGCAATTGATTTTAAAAAGAATGCAAAAGAACTAAGCAGAAAAACAGGCATTCCATATATGTCAATTGTCAGAACTATAAATAAAACCAAAAAACAAATGAAACAAAACATACGCAAATGATTTTATCAATTTTAACCGCAGTCTGTGCATCACTATTTATTAACGATATACATAACCTTCCCTATAAATGGAAAGCGAATTTCAAGCCATTTAATTGCGGAAGTTGCTTGGCTGCGTGGCTTGCACCAATACACTATTTCGCACCTGAATTAATACAAAATATAACTTCGTGCATATTTATTGCCGGATTTATAGCACCAATTGTTTCAAAGTTAATATGGAATTTATGGAAATAAAGCAAGAACACCGCGACTTTTTAGACGCCAATATTGGCAATTATGAAAGCGCACAAAATGGATATGTCCGAAACTTAGAATTGAATGTATTGCAAATGTATGAACATATTTACCGTATGTATTTAGACAAAAATTTTTTAATGTCTGTTTGGTGCGGCGCTTGTAAATTTGATATGATTATGCGTTTATATAATTGGTATGTGGCACAACCAAAACAAGTTGAACCTAAACCAATACGTGAACAATTTGAAACAGTTGTAAATGCAATTGAAAAAGAAATAAAAAAACGAGGACGTAAACCCAAAGCAAATGGCTAATTTTATACACCCAACCGCCATAATTGGCGACAACGTTATTTTAGGCGACAACAACTACATTGGTGCATATTGTATTATAGGCGACCCGGCAGAACATAAAAAGTATTGGAATCAAGAAAAGGGCAAAGTAATTATTGGAAACAATAATATTGTTACCGGATTGGTTACAATTGACGCCGGAACTGAAGTGCCAACGATTATTGAAGACGGTTGTTTTATTATGAAACACGCGCATATTGGTCACGATTGCCGAATTATGAATAATGTAACAATAAGCTGCGGCGCAAAAATTGGCGGTCATTCAGTTATTGGTGAAAGTTCAAATATTGGATTGAATGCAGTTCTTCATCAATTTAGCGTTATTAAAAGGGGTTGTATGATTGGCGCAAGTGCTTTTTTCAAAGGTGAATCAGAAGTTGAAATGAAATATGCCGGTGTGCCTGCGCGCAAACTTGGTTCAAATATAAAAAAATGAATATAGCCGTAATTTTACTAAACCTAAATAGAAACGATTTGGCAAAACGCGTTGTTGACCAAAATTTTAAAAATGCAGGACACAATGCGGATTGTTTTTTGGTTGACAATGGCAGCGACGAAGTGCCGTATGATATTTACAATTGGACAAATTGTAATGTTTCAACAAAGAAACGAGGTATTGCCGCAGGTGTAAACGCCGGTTTAAATATGACCCGTGCATACGACGGGGTATGTATATTAGCAAATGACATTCTTTTACCTAACAATTGGTTGTCAAATTGGGTTATGTTTGCTGAACGTGTGTCAAAAACAGGCATTATTGGAATACATTGTGTTGAAGATTTGCCGCCATTGGTTGAAGGAATACATAAAACACATACACCATTTGGTGATAATTATCTTACAAGGGAATTA